GGAACTGTTCTGGACGCGAGTTCGATTCTCGCCACCTCCACCGAAACATACTGGATAGTGGTGTAGCCGAAAGGTCAAGAGATAATTTCAAAGATCCACTTATAAACTGTATTCCAGTATGTTTCGCTGGGGGTGACTAGGTTTCGACAGGGGTAGATATCAGAGACGGCAACACGGTAGGCGATGACCGTAAATCAAGCAAAATCAATAACCGCAAACGACGAGTTATTTGCTATCGCTGCTTAAGCAATAGCTGAGGTTTCGCCGACTGTCCTTATTACCCAATCAGTCGGCATTTTCATTTGGAGAATAAATGAGAGCAGCGCTTTTATGCAATGGTCCAAGTAGGGTTGCCTTTAAGAATAAAGAAGAGTATAATTATGTGATGGGTTGTAATATACCATGGACTGATGTTGATGGAACAGTTATGGTTGATATTGGCGTAGCAAGATATTATGCAACACATGATCAGCCTGATTATGAATTATTTTTGAATGAAGTTTGTTGGAATACTTTAAAGGGTTTCAAGAGAAGCGGAGTGAAGCTGACGAGTTATCTTCTTGCTGAAAACAAACTTGGCAGAATAATAGAAAACGCAAAACCATTTTATAGTTCTGGTCACATGGCAGCGCTTGAGTTGATTAGAATTGGTGCAACAGAGATAGATATCTATGGTTGCGATTCTTATTATGAAGATACAGTTGAAAGTTTTACATGGTCTCTTCTTCCAAGCCACTCAAGCGAAAAGCATAGGGCGAAGCAGGTGATTGAGTGGCGTAAAAATTGGGCTTTTATAGAAGGTCAAAATAAAGTGAAACTAAACTTTATAAAAGCCTAAATATAAGATACACTGTGGGTTGTGAGTCCCAACAAAACTCTCATTACACAAACACAACACAAAGGAGTAGTTTATGTCAAATATGAGTCCGTTCGAGATTCGCCTAGAACTTTTAAAAATGGCGAAAGATATGCTTACTGAAGATTATTATGGCAAGCGAGAAACAGTAAGTCAAGACTGGCAGATAAAAATTGAATCTGCTCGTCTAAATGGTGGAGCAGTTCCTGATCATCCAGGATTTCCTCCATATCCTACCGAGTCAGAGATTATTGCTAAAGCGCAACAACTCAATGGCTTCGTTTCGCAAATCCCCCAAGATACTACAAAAGTAGCTGTTAAGAAGTCCACCTGATACGGGATTGGAGAGTGTGTTCACGCACACTCTCTTTAACTAATTAAGGAGATTACCTTGTTTCAAAAATCAAAAATAATTTTATTAACGATATTAATATTGCTAACTCTAGTTGTTACAACTGGGTTTGCTGTATCTAGTATTGAACAATATCCAATAAGAGTTTCTTACAACCAACTAAATGATGAAGCGAAAGAAGAGGTGAAGTGTTTAGCAGATAACATTTATTTTGAATCTGCATTTGAACCACGCGACGGAAAAATTGCTGTTGCTATGGTTACAATGAATAGATTGGTTAACAACTATTCTGACACAGTTTGTGGTGTTGTAAAACAAAAGATAAGATCTACTTGCCAATTTTCTTGGTGGTGTCAAGAAAAAGAAAGAAACAAATCAATTAGTGGAAACTTGACTTTAGGTGTAGATCCATATTATGATAAGGCGATGGAGATTGCTATTCTGGTATACCTAAACTATGGTCACATAAAAGATCCATCTAATGGCGCTTTATTTTACCATGCAGATTATGTGAATCCAAAGTGGAGAAATTTGACAGTATCAAATGTAATCGGAAGACATATTTTTTATGTAACGAATGACAAATTCAAGAAAGGCGACGTACCAAATGGCACAAATGATGAAGAAATTAAACTTAGAACTGTCTACGAGCAACGATCAGGATCAAGCCCACTCTTTCTTTTTGTTGATGGACGATATTAATATAGGAAGTGTTAAACCTGCTGTTGAGTGGATCTTAGAAACTAACTTCTCTGAACAGAAACCAGATATGATGAACCTTATTATATGCACTCCAGGTGGAGATCTTAATGCTGCGTTCTCATTGATCGATACTATGCGTGGTTCTTCTATACCAATTAGGACTATTGGTCTTGGGCAGATTGCCTCTGCTGGTTTGTTGATCTTTATTTCGGGTAAGAAAGGACAAAGGATCCTTACACCAAACACCTCTATTCTGTCTCATCAGTATACTTGGGGTTCTTTCGGAAAAGAACACGAACTGATGGCGCAGGTTAAAGAGTTTGATCTGACTAGTAAACGATTAATCAATCACTATAAAAAGTGTACTGGTCTAAAAGAAGATGTGATTAGAAAATTCTTGCTACCACCGCAAGATGTATGGCTCAGCGCTGAAGAGGCACTTGACCTAAAAATTTGTGATGTTGTTAAAGATCTTAAATAAGGAGTTTTTATGGAAAAGATTCAAACAGTAACAACTGAAACTATGCTTTGGATTGTTTCAATTACGTTAGTTATGGTCACATTGACCTTGTCTATCCTCTACTACAATGTTCATAAGGATGAATTGATGTCAAAGAACATTGAAACTGCCGTAAGTAAGGGTATTGACCCACTGGCAGTCCGTTGTTCCTATGCAAACAATCAGGATATCGTTTGTATCGCCTATGCAGCGTCGGCAAGCACCTCACCGACGTCTGCACCCTCGCTACAAAGCAGAAAATGACGAAATAACCCTACTTTCAGTAGGGTTTTCCGCTCCAAACCCCTAAAAAGTCGCAAGTTTTTGATTTTTTTAGGGGTTTTTTCACGCCCATTCGTAAGTTATTGATTTTTAAGGATTTTTTAGCCCCAAAACCCCTATTTTTAGTAGGGTATGCGAAAAAGTGCTTTACATTATTGCAGGTTACGGTATAATTACTGTATGAAACTTGAAAAGGAACCAAAAATGACGAAATATGCGATCTATCAACTCCCCTTTGAGAACAAAAATTCTCGTGAACTGTATTTTATGAAACCAAACGAGATTGAGTTGATCTCTGATGAGTTTGAGTTGGTGGCTCATGTCGATGCTCGCTCAATGGACGAAGTTTTCCGAATCGCAAACTTTGTGTGCGAGTCTGATGCTTCCCTGATCGAAGTTGTTGGTAAGATGCACAGTCTGTCAGTTGGTGACATTGTCCACAACCTAGACACTGATGAGACTTTTGTGGTTGCGAATTTTGGGTTTGAGAAAATTAACATGAAGGAGGCTGCGTAATTATGCTCACAGCATGGGAAGATATGACTGTTCTTGAACAGATGCAGTGCCAGTACTGGGACATGTATAAGGATGCCCATGGTTTCCGTCCTCGTGGGATTGACACCAGTTCTTGGACTGAGGAAGACTTCAAACAAGAGTTTGAGTATCTTGTGAAAGTGATTGAAGAGAACTACGTTCGCGAGCAAGCAGAGCAGAAACTTGCTGTTGCCAAGTTTGAGGATCGTATCGACAATCTTATGCACTCTGGTACGACACGTTCTCGTGTAGTTGAGTGGTTTATGCAAGCTGAAGACGTTTACGGCGACGCTGACTACTTCGAGTTTCTTAACAACCTTCCTTATGGTTATCTTAAACAGAAAGGGTATGTATAATGTGGAATGAATTTACTGATGTTGAGTTGATTGGTCTTGCAATTACCTACGGTATCCCCTGTTCTTTCGATCCAAGTACGAATAAATTGTATTTCCGTGGAGAGCTTGAGGCATCATTGACTGAAGTTGAATACAATCTAGCATATAGTGCTTGACTTTTATTCCTATGTGGGGTATAATTGATATTATGATAATTCATACGCATACACCTAAGTCTAAAAAGCGTAAGTTGACTGCAAAGCAGCGTGACTTGCAATCTTCTTGGGAGCAGTTGCTTAAAAAGCATCCTGTTAAGATTATTGCAAAATCTAAGACATCAACTTACAACCCACCAAAATCTTTTGTTCGTGAGACACCGAACTATCCTAGTCTAGACACTGGTCTTGGTTCTGCTACCAAACCTGTCAATGACCAAAAAGTGTATACTGGTACTGCAATGAAAGGCATAGGAACTATGCACAAGTCTAATGCAGTCCCAATTTTTTCTGATGATGCAGCAGTTGACATTGCTCGCATGCGCAGGTAAAATATTATCAACAGGAGAAACTAATGAGTCGCTTTGAAATTGAAAACAAAATGCTTGAGTTGGCTATGGCTGCTGATGTTGCTGGTCTAACCAAACTTCTTACTGATTTGAAAACTCAGCGTCGTAAACTAGATGCTTGGTTTGATAAATACTTGGAAATGTTCGATAGTAAAATGAACAAAACCCCTAAAGCAGATCCAGTCTGGAAGATGTATGACAAGAAGTATTCTGAGTATCAGGAACTCGAGTCAAGCATCAAACGTGTTAATTACTATCGAGAAAAATATGCAAATGTTTGAAGACTCTAACTCTTTTTCCACGTACATTGAAAAGCGTGTGCGTGAGAAGAAGGGTTTAACCCACATGGAAGCAGTTCTTGAATACTGTAAGGTAAATTATATTGACCCAGCAGATATTAAGAAACTAATCAATAAATCTTTAAAAGAAAAAATACAGATAGACTTCGAGAACGATGGATATCTACCAAAGTCTGCTACTCTGGATGTTTAATTATGGATGGGTACAAAGCGTATCGCTACTACATAGCGATAAAGCTGCACTTTACTACTGAGAAGTTTAATGTTTTTGTTAATCCAAATGTGAAAGGGAGTAGAGATGCTTTCAGCTCAAGGAACGATCGTTATGTTTTTGAAAAACTTGCGAGAAAATTTACAAAAGACTTTGACCTCATACAGTTTTTTGCTGCTAACTTTGCTTACGGCAATGATGCCGTTGCTTATAGTGGCTCTGAGTCTGATACAAATTATATAGT